GGGTTGGAGAACGCCGAGGTGGTGTCCCGCTGCACCTGCACGTGGGAGAAGATCGCAGGCATTGCCGTGCCGGTGTTGTCCTTGCCGTCCCAGGTGACCCGCAGGCCGCCGAGTACTCCGAGGACCCCCGGCGCGGAGGGCACCGGAGGCGGGGTGGAAGCGGACGCCGTGGTGAGGTTGGCGCTCGCCCACAGGGAGGTGTTGTTGCTGGTGTCGAAGGCCGCGACCCTCACGTAGAGGGCCACGCCGGTATTAAGTCCGTCGAGGAGGACCAGGTCCTCCGTGGTGACGAAGCCGCCGCTCCAGTTGCTGTTGTCGTAGGAGGTTTGGAGCAGGTAGTGGGACAGGTCGGTGAGGGCGGTCCCGTCCTGGTTCTCCGTGGGCGGGGTCCAGCTCGCTGTCACGCGGGCCCGGGTGGCGCCCTCGGCGGTGACGTACTGCACCGTGGTGAGGGTGAGGGCGGTGGGCTCCTTCGGCGGAAGGACATCGAGCGTCTCTCCGCTGGGCAGGTCGTCGACCTGGTCCTGAACGGCCTTGATGCCGAGCGGGGAGTAGACCGGCTTGGTGATGTCACCGCCGGAGAACTGCACCCACAGCGTCTGGCCGACCGGCGGGATCGTGTTGGTCGGGGAAGCGGGGGCGGCCCAGGCGCTTTCGGCGTTTCCGAGTACCTGCGGAATGAGCAGCGTGACGCGGGCTTCATTCAGCGGGTCCTGGTTATTGGCAACGCTCGCCCGGTACATTCCCAGCACCGGATCAGCCGACATTGATGTCCTCCAGAAGACTCGATTCCCAGAACTGCCTGTTCCTCAGCACAGCCGGGACGGTGTCGAACTTGAAACGCTTGTTCGCATCGCTTCGGAATGTTACCGCGTAGGGCTGGTCCCTTTCCGCATCGACGGTCGTGGTGAACATCAGGCCCTTGTTGTTCTTGTCCCGGTTGATAACGTGCTTGGTGCTCGTCACCATCCACCGGCCCTTGTTGTCCGACGAAACGGAACTGCCGGAGATTCCGACCAGCGTTCCAGGAGTCACTTTCGCCGTCCCGTAAATCGTGGCCTGCATGGTGATCCATCCACGGGACGCGAGAGTGCGTGCTTCCATAAGGGCCTGCGCGTCGGCGTAGTTGTCCACGGCGCGGGCGGTGGATATGGAATTCAGGAACGTGCCGATTCCGGTGTCCGAGGTAGAGGACGCCTTGATGACCTTCCCGGTCTTCGCATCCAGGCCGGAAATCACCGAGGTGCTGGCCGCCCCATTGCTGCGGGGAATCATCGTGCCGGTGAGAATGGAAAGGCTCTGGAGGGTGTCGTAAAGCCCAGGGGTCTGGTTCTTGGAGAACACCGGGATGTCCTGGGCCTTCTGCCCGAGCAGGAGAATGCGCGGGTCGAGGAAGTACAGGGTGGCGCCCTCCACCCAGAAGCGGAAACCGGTCTCGGCCGCGAGGTCGTTGACCAGCTTGAAGTCGCTCCCGCCGGTCTGGGCCCAGTAGGTCAGGCGCCGGGCGGACGGGGAGATGACGGTGCGCAGGCCGTTCTCCCGGCCCACCTGCCGCACGATCGACGTCGGCGAGACGTTCTTCCACGACCGGGTGCGCTGGGTGTTCATAGGCAGCGTGGTCCCGATGCAGATGTACCGCACCGTGGTGTGGAGGGTGTCGGAGGAGGCGAGCGCGCTGGAGTGGTGCACGTAGCCGTTCCAGCGGACCAGGTCGTTCGGTGCGCGGCCGTAGTCGAGCACGACGGGCGTCAGTTCGCTGTAGGGGTTCTTGGACGTGGGAGGGGTGGTCACGTCGATGATGACCATCGAGTGAACGCCGTAGCCCTCGCGGACCTCCACTCGCGTGATGTAGTCCGTGATGCGGTCGGTGCCCATCGTCAGACGGGTGACCGGTGCTTGTTCAGACACTGGGGATCCTGATGATCTGGCCGGGGGTGAGGGCAGTCCAGTCCATGACCTCGGGGTTGGCGTCGGCGATGTGCCACCACAGGCGTGCGTCGCCGTAGAACTGGGTGGCGACCAGGTCGATGCGGTCGGCCGAGGTCCACTGGTGGTAGGTGAACTGGAAGGACCACTCGCGTTGCTGGCCCGGCACGATGGTGAGGTTGGTGCCTCGGCCGGAGGAGACGAGCGCGAGGGTGGAGTCCGCGTAGCGGGAGTTCGAGGAGATCATCGCCCAGCCTTTCCGTTCTTGCCCAACTGCTCGGACGTCGACAGCGGGTCGCCGGAGTTAGGCAGCCGTGGGCCGATGATCGGTGCGTACTTGTTGCCGCCCTGCGGGGTCGGCAGCAGCGTCACGGTCAACTGGACCACGCAGCGCTGGGGGATCATCTGCTGAGTCCAGTGGGTGTACCGGACGTCCAACTGCTGGATCACGCCGTAGAAGGACAGCGTCGACCCGATGACGACGTACACCGGGGTGTAGATCATCGGGCCTGCCGGGCCGGTCGAGAAGGAGCCCTTCCGGAAGTTGTCGATGGCGGACTGCTTGTCCGTCTCCTGGTTGCCCGAGACGGTCATCGGAGTCGCAATGCCCGTGATCTTGTACAGCGACAGGATGTCGTAAGCCACTCCGAACTCCGGAACCCACGTGAGGGCATCCCCGAACAACTTGCTGGAGTCCCACAACTCGTATGTCCGGTCGAATTGCAGGTTGAACTGCAACGTCTGCTGGAGGGGCAGGATGAACTGCCCCGCCGTGACGTCGTTCTTCAATGCTGAATTCGGGTCGGTAAGGACTCCCGAGTCGATGCCGTGGGAGATGTCGAGTTCGCTAGGGTTGTACAGGAAGTTGCAGCGGTAGCGCACACCGTTGATTGGCTTCTCCATGATGATGAAGCCGCGCGTCAACTTCTTGGTGGTGTCGAAACTGCGCCCGTCCTTCTGGAGAAACGGGATGCTCGCTATCCGGGGGTCGAAAGGACCGTTGTCTTCGATCTTGCTGGCTGCCATTAGTTCCCTGCCGCGATGAGATTGATCCGGCTGTCTTCGGCGAGTGCGGTCATGAACTGCGTCGCCGCATCCCGTGCGGACGTCTGATCCATGGCGCCCTGCACCTGAACCACGACGGCCCCGGAGTGGAAGTTGAGGGTGGCCTTACCACCCGAGGTATTAAGCCCGCCAATTCCGCCCGTGAGCGGGGTATTACTCGACAGCGCCTTTCGGATGGCGTCGGCCTGGTGCGCCGGGATAATCATTTCGCCCTTGTGGATGCGGGCGGTCTGGTCCACGTCGATATTCGTGGAGCCGACTGCGTATCCCTTATAGCCTCCGCCGTTCGACATCGACTTGATACCCGGAACATTCGCCAGGGAGCCATAGCGCGAATCCGCATACCGCACACCGGCAATGATGTTGTCGACCGGGTTCCAAATGTTCTTGTGACCCGCCAGCGAATACGCGTTGAACGTCGAGTCGATCGTCTGGAGAATGCCCTTGGACGGGTGCCCGGCCTTGGCATTGCTGTCCCAGTTGTTCTGCGCGCGGGGGTTACCGCCGGACTCGTGCATGGCCATCGTGTTGACGTACCGCTCGTTGGAGGCGGTGTCCTTGTGCAGGATCCCGAGCGCCGACTTGATCCACGTCTTCAGGCTTCCGGAGGGCAGGGCACCGGCCGCGTTGTTGCCGTTGTCGGTGGTCTGCGACGAACCCTGTCCGGCGCCGACTCCGGAGCCCACGTTGGCCGCACCGATCGAGGAGACCCCGGCCGCGATGGCGTCGACTTCTTCGGTGGAGCCGTACGAGCCGACGTCACCGCCGAAGCCCATGGTGGACAGTCGGTTGGAGTCGGAACCCGCAGTGTCGGAGTTGTCGTTGGTGAAGTCGCCGACGTTGCCGACCGCGCCAAGGATCCGGACAGCGTTGGTGAACTCGCCTGGCTTGTAGGACCGGACGCGCACCGAGGACCCTGTGTGCGGAGCCTCGATGACCCTGCCGTTGCCTATGCACATCACGACGTGGTGAGCGGGGTTGCCGTTGAAGAGCAGGTCACCCGCGCGCTCCTGGCCGAGCTTGACCGCCTTACCGGCCTTCTGCTGCTGCGCGGCCGTACGGGGCAGCGAGACACCGATCTGCTTGAAGGAGTACTGAAGCAAGCCGGAGCAGTCGAAGCCCTTCGGTGAGGCCCCACCCCAGACGTATTTCACGCCCAGGTACTTCATGGCGACCTTGATGACGGCAGCGGCCGTCTTACCCGCGCCCTGCGTACCTGTGGCCACCGCGCCGGACTTGCCCGAGCCGGTGGCGGCCGAGGCGTTGCTCTCTCCAGCGCCACCGAAGATGCCGACACCCGCACCGATTGCACCACCAACCAGCGCGCCGACCCCGGTACCGATGACGGGGACGACGGAACCGACGGCTGCACCAGTCAGGGCGCCGGTCGCCGCGTCCACGCCGATGTGACCGGCCTTGTTGGCCTTCTTGCCGTGGACGTACTTGTCGACCAACTTCGAGCCGAAGTGGTGCGTGAGGTAGGCGCCGACGCCAAAGCCGCCAGCAGCGCCCAGGGCAGCCCCGGAAAGGTCCAGGGCACCTCCGAGCGCGCCGAAGCCAGCAGCCGGTCCTGTACCGCCTCCCAGGGCCGCGCGAGCAGCACCGAGCATGCCCCCGCCACCCCCACCTCCGAAGCCGCCGAGGCGGGCGACGCTGCCCAGGCCGCGCATCATGCCGTAGGTGCCCATGGCAGAACCGGCAGCGGAGCCGACCATGGAACCGGCACCACCGGCCCAGCCGATCGGGGTGTCCAGGTGGGAACTCTTGAGGAAGGACTGGACGGCGGTGCTGAACTTGTCCAGGTAGTTGGTCGCGGTCTTCAGTCCATCGTTGAAGGGCTGGAGTGTGTTGACGTCCTGATTGCGCAGCGTTCCGGCCCGGTCCTGGAGGGCCTGCGCGTCGGAGTCGCCGATGTTCCACTTCTTCAACAGGGCCCTGGCACTCTTGTTGCCGGTGTTGGCCTTGGTCATCGTGGAGTCGTACTGCTTCTCGGACGCGCCGTTGATCTGGGCGCTGAGTATCCCCGTCAGTTCGCCCTTGACCTGCTGGAGGGTGCCCGCAGGCATGGTGCGAGCCAGCGACTGCATTACTGCGGAGCCGTCGCTGAGGGTGTCGTGGATCTGGTCCTTGTTCTTGATGCTTTTCAGCGACGACCAGCGCTGCATGACCTGCTGGGCGATCTGCCGGGGGTCCTGACGCTGCCCGTTCTTGATCGTCTGGATGCCGATGGCCTGGTTGGCGTAGTAGGACCCAGCCGTCCACGCACCCGTCATACCCTGGACGCGCTGTGCCTCCGAGACACCTGGGTTGAGGAATCCGGAGGACTTGGCGTAGTTCCACGCCGTGTTGAAGTTCGAGGAGCCTGGAGAGCCGGCCGTGGACTGCGCGAGGGTCTGATAGGCGAGTCCCGCGTCCGTCGTGGACTGGGCGCCGAAGTTGTTGGTGAACGCCTGCTTCGCGGTCGCGCCGTAGGACTGCGAGGAGATCTGGCCCGTCTGGTAGGTGACGCTGTCCATGAGGACCTTGTCGGGCATCTGCTTGGTGGCCCAGGCATAGGCGTCCTTGAGGCCGCCCTTGAGCGAGTAGGGGCTCTTGCGCTGGCCGCCGTTGTTCCCGGCACCCCCGCCCAGGCGCGGAGTGTTGGTGCCCGAGCCACCTGATCCGCCGGAGCCACCAGAGCCGCCGTTGTTGGCCGCACCGCCGCCCTGGTTGGTCTGCCCGGAGAACGTGGCCCCACCTCCGTTGGAGGACGTCGTCATGCGCTGCTGGGTGCCCGCGCGGGGCGCGGTGGCCGGAGCGCTCGCACCGCCGTTGGGACGGCCGTGTGCGTAGTTGCTGGTGCCGTTCCAGACGTCGTTGGCGAGCATGCCGAAGCCCCGGGCGCCACTGGTGGACCCGGAGCCGTGACTGTTCCATCCCTGATAGAGACCGGCAGCTCCCCCGCCGACCGTCTTGAACTTGGCGGCAGCCGTCTCCAGGCCCTTGTTCAGGGACTCGACGTTCTTCGCCAGTTTCGAGATCGCATCCTGGGCTTTGTTCCAGCCCAGGAGCGGTCCCTGTCCTGCCACCGTGCCTTCGTCAGCCATTGTCCGCCTCAGCAGTTCGCCTATTACGTTGCGCCTTGAACCACTTCACCCAGTGCAGGCGCTCTCGTACGGTCAACCGGCGAATTTCGCTGAGGCTCCAAGCCGGGGATAGCTCGACTAGTTGCTCGTATTCGAAGTACGTGTCGAAGTAGTTACAGGCCCTGAAACAGGTCCCCCACCTTGATGTAGAGGGGGACCTCCTTTCCGCACGAATCGTGCAGGAACTTCACATCATTGTATTGCGGGCCTGGCTGGTTCTTCTCAATTGCATCGAGGATCGACTGGCGGTCCATGATGCCGAGAGCGCGGGCGAAGTCGGGATTACCGGTGACGGCATTCTCGGAGCCGTCCGCTTCGACCACGGAAATGAGAACCCGGGAGAGCAGGAGGGTGTTCTGCTCGGAGTCGGTGGCGCGGTCCATGACGGCCAGGAGCGCTTCCTGGTCGCTGCCGACAGGCAGGCGTACGAACGCCTTGCGCCCCTTGCGCAGGGGTACCTCGAAGATGCGGGCGGAGGGGTCCTCCAGGCGTCGCACGGGGATCTCGTCCAGGGTGACCGTCAGGCGGAACTCCTCGCCGCACCACGGGCAGGAGTACTGGTCCCAGGTGATCTCGTCGCCGTAGGTCGCCCGCCGGATCTCCATGAGGAGCATGTCGCGGTCGCCGAGCAGGAGGTTGGACAGCAGGGGGGCGCTGGTCTTCTCGTCGCCCACGGAGACGGTGCCTGCCGTGAGCAGGGTGGAGATGTACTTGCCGATACCGCTCTGGCGGGCCTTGGTCAGGGCCTCCTCGTCGGCGCCGGTCAGTTCGCGGACCTCGGCGTCGTAGCGGACGGATGCGTAGTCGCTGCCCAGAACGTAGCCTCCCGGCAGGCTGAAATTGCCACCTGCCGGGAGGGTGATCTCGGGCTTGGCGACCTGTGCCCCGGCGTCGTTCAGAAGCGCCGTAATGGCGGCATTCGCTGCACCGGGGTTGGAGAGGGGGTTGGTGTACCCCTCGGTATTAAGGTCGTTAGCCACTGGTTATGCTCCTAGTCGAGTCTCGGGAATCCGCTATTAGAAACTAACGGAAGACGACCCGACACTGTTAGCCAACTTGAACTCGAAGCCCTCGTGGGCGAGGGTCATTTGCTGGACGACGATCGCGTTGGCGCCAGCGTCGAGGTCCGAGAAGGCGACCGCCGTAGGCCACGCGTTGTAGACGCGGAATGCGGCCTTGGCCGGAGTGGTGCCGGAAGTCACCGGGTGGTCGAGCACCTTGATGTCGACCATGTGCCGGAATTCGGCACCCGCCTTGCCGGAGCCGGTGCCCTGGATGACGGTGAACAACTGGCGCATCCAGTCCATCATCTGGCTGTCGCCGACCGCGAGGCCCTTGGACAACGTAATAGGGGCGAAGTCGGACTGTCCGGGCATCTTCTGCGTTGTCGTGTTCATTCCACCCTCACGGTATGGAATGACCTCAGTCGTGACGTTCAGTCCCGAAACGGACATGAAGCCCATGCGGGCGAAGCCCTTGATGCCGGGGTGCTGGATCTGGACCTGGAACTTGAAGTTCCGCAACGGGTCCGTTGCGATGTGCCCCACGGTCGAAGTGGTCGTAGCCATCAGTCAGTTACCTCTCAGGAAGTGGCCGTCGAGTCGGTCGCGGAGGACCCACCCGAGTACTGGCCGATCTGGATCACGATGAATTCGGCCGGGGTCTGGAGCGCCACACCGACGGAGATGTTCACGACGCCGTTGGCCACCGAGGCAGCCGTGTTGTTCGAGGAGTCGCAGGTGATGAAGTACGCCTGGTCCGGGGTGGTCCCGGCCAGCACGCCGGTCTGCATCAGCGTCAGCAGGTACTGCGTGATGACCGCGTTGACCTGGTCCCACAGGATCTGGTCGTTGGGCTCGAAGACCGCGAAGCGAGTCGCGTCGAGGATGCCCTTCTTGATCAGCATCAGCGAGCGGCGGATGGAGACGTACCGGTCCGGCATGCCGGTGGACAGCGTCCGGGCGCCGTAGATGACAAAGCCCGTGCCCGGCAGCGACTTCAGCACGTTGATGCCCGCGACGTTCAGCGCGTCCTGGTCGTCGTTGGAGAACCGGAACTCCGTGTCGAGCACACCCTTGAGGACGGTGTCGATACCGGCCGGAGGCTTCTGCACACCGCGCGAGGCGTCCGTACGGGAGTACTGACCGAGGACCGCACCGCCCGGGGGCAGCAGACGCGCCGAGCCGGAAGCCGTGGTGGCCGGGTCGTTGACGATCAGCCACGGGCCGTAGACGGCCGCGTACGAGGACGCCGACAGCGCGGAGCCGCCCGTGGACATGTTCTGGAGCGACAGCGCGTAGGAGTGGGCGTTGTCGGCCGAGGTCGACTTCACGCCGTCCACGACGACGAACACGTTGCCCTGGTCCTCGGCCCACGCGATGATCGGGTTGAGGACGGTCGCGTCGGTGACGCCCGGGACGTTGAGGATCAGGTTCGCCTCGACGGTCTCCAGCCGCTCCGTCGCGGTCGCCAGGTCCACGGCCGCAACACCGTCCGAGCCACCAGCCAGGGGGATGCCGGTCGCTATGGCCGGGGCGTGGTTCGGGGCCCACGTGGTATTAAGCAGGCTCTGGACCTGGATGAAGGACGAGCCGGTGACCGGGGAGTTGATCAGGGCCTGCGCGTTGCGGGAGTCGGCCGGATCCAACGAGACGTCGGTGAAGCGTTCCTTGAGGAAGGCCGCAGTGTCACCGCCGACGTAGACGAACAGGTCGAAGCGACCACCACCGGAGGACGCCGCCGTGACGTCGAGGTAGACACTGTTCCCCCACACACCCGGGGAGATCGCCTTGACCTTGAGGGTGTCCTTCGCGGTCGTCTCGGTGTCCTGAAGAGTGACGGAGGCCGCGACCGCGTCGGAGGCCGCCGCACGCACGATGTACGCCGCGTTGCCGCCGTTGTTGAAGTAGGAGTAGACGGCGAACGGGAGCAAGTCCGAGGTGTCGCCGAAGGCGCCGAAGGTGGCCACGTACTGCGACCAGGACGACACCAGCGTGGGAGCCAGCGGGCCGCCCTGCTTGTTCTTGCCGACGAAGGCCGCAACGGACTCGCCCGGCGTGTTTACGGTCTGGCTGAGCGGGGCCAGAGTCTCACTGATGTAGACACCCGGCCGCTTGTAGACAGTCATCTGTTTCTCCTGGGTAAAGGGAATTCCTGGGGTTACGAATCCTGGGTCCGGATCATGGGCGGATTACGTGGTCCGTGAAGTACTCGAAGCCCAGCGCCACGCTGGTCGCCTTGACATACGCGTCGGCGACAGACGGAAGCATTTCGCTGGAGACAGAGATCAGGTATTCACGACGGAACAGACGCTTTCCGTTCTCGTCGCGGGTGTCGGCCAGCTCGGGGCCGCCGAGAAGATCCAGGCGCCGTACCGTTCCGTCCTCGGGAATCTCCAGAAACCCGAACCGCGCAGGAAGCCGGTCGCGCTGCATCATCAAGGACGCCAGCGCGATGTCGTGCTCCGCGAGCCGGGTGAAGACCATGACGCGGTACCGCAGGTCGAAAGGGATCGGGTACTCGACGAGGTACGGGGACTGCGTGACGTCGTAGGAGGTGTCCCCCTCCGCCCACCAGCCGGTAGCACCCTCGGGGGCGTACGGCAGGTAGACAGGGCCACGGTGCTCACGCTCGTCGGCCTTCTCCATCCCCGCGTGCTCGATGACCACCAGGGGGAAGGTCTGCTTGGCCAGCTCCACCTCGGGAATGCGGTAACGCACCGGAACGGGTCGACCGTCCGGTGCATTCGCGTCGGTGACAGAGAGGCCCTGGAGTTTCGCCTTAACGGCGCGGTCCTCGTTGATGAGCCATGGCAAAGCGGGCCTCACGGGTCTCGAATAGCAGAAAGTCTTCCGCCATTCAGGATCCCAAGAAAGCCGGAGAAGTTTATAGTCAGACCGTCTGGGACCAGTGCGCGAACTGCGCATCGTTGACCAGCTCGTCCGGCTTCATCTGTACGCACTCGATACCGACGATGATGTCCCGGTTCTGAATCTGGCCCAGAACAGAAATGGACGTGACGCGGAAAACCGAGTTGTCGTAGACGATCCGGTCGACCAGGTAC